TCTTGTATACATATCTTTATAGACTCACATTTTTGTTTTTGAAAGTTTAATCTTATTTGATACTGAGTATTGTCCTTACCACCGTAAGCTATGGCTGTATGACCACTAGCATCCTCACTACTAGGGTCTCCATACTTATCTTGAGTTCCAGTTGTGGGACCTCCATAAGAATACCACTGAGTATAACCTGCTACATCTATAATTTTTTCCTCATACCAAACATCATCATAATTATAAGCTACTTTAATTTGAAGCTTATGGGGAGACCTATACTCTCCTAGTAATAGCATTCTATAAACTCTTTGAAAACCTTGAACTCCTGCAAATGAAAGCCATCCAGTTGTTAATTTAATTGGTACCATGGCACCATCAAAACTAGCTGTTGTATTTACCTGTTTATACACTTTATCTTTAAAAGTAGCAATATGATAATCATTTCCTACTAAACAAGAACTATTTCCTCTATGATCTTCGTAAGTGTACCACATTTCTAAAAAGTAGTTATAAATCATAGTAGGTCCATCAGAAGATAAAAACCTTACTTCGTTTTTCTTAGAAACTACAGTAGCCTTAGTTATTGTCAAGTCATTATAATCTTCAGCAGGAGCACCTATATACTCCAAACCTAGACTTCTGTTTAAGAGATAAATCCCTTTGTGGGACATAAACATAAGTCCTTTAGGCATAGAAGCTACGCCATTAGCGAATTTACATCCTATGTCTGTAGTAACTAATTGGGGATCTATATAATCGTTTTGTTCTCCTGTGTCTACAGGACCTTCTCCAGCAACCATGTAAATGGCTCTTTCTTTAAATATAATTAATTTATCATCCATTTTTGACATGGCTACTATTTTACCACCTAAAGTAGGGACTTCTAAAACCAGTTCATTAGCGAACTCAACAGGAGTAGGGTTAAATACTTGTCCTCCTATGAGTTTTGAATATTTAACAAGGTGAGGACTGTCCTCTAAACCTGCTACAAAGACTCTGTTTTTAAAACTTGTTATTATGGAAGCTGCTCCAACTACGCTATTTTCTAATACTCCCCCTGCTGTATAAAGTATTTCATTGTCTTGTAATTGAGTATCAGTAAGGGTATCTCTTAGTTTTATATAATTACGTGTTTTATCATTACTACTAGCAAGGACTGTAGAACTTATAGCCTGATCACTAACTTTGTAAAAAATTTGACCCTCGTCTATAGTACGATACAGTTCTATAAATGTAGAATATTGGTATTTAGCAGTTAAATTTACCATAGGTACTAGTATGTCTACGTTATCATAATTAGCAGGGTTTACAAAAGTAAAAATATCCCTTATTTGTTTACCTTTTATTCCACTAGGGCCTTCTTTAATAAATGTAACTGGTACTGAAAAAACACTTCTAAGTGAATCTTGCAATGCTTCAATACCGGGGCTAGAT